GATTATAATATGCCTGACCTTGAATATCTTGGTGAGAGAAAAAGTTGGAAGTCTGGTGAAATGGTTCACTGGTATCGTGTAGGTAATGCAGAAGTACCTATTGATGCTATTACAGAATTTGAAACTGAAGAAAATGAAGAAGATTAGGATTGCAGGTGCTCAAATCCCAGTAGGTACTGATATACAGATTAATAAGAAAGAGATCTTTAAAGCAATCGATTGGGCAAAGGAAAATGAAGTTGATTGTTTATTAACTCCTGAAGGATCTTTGTCTGGATATGAATCTGGTTGGCAAGGTAAGATGCCAGAATTAAATGAAGCTCTTATAGAGGTAGAAAAACATCAAAGAGATTGTGGTGTAGGTTTGCATCTAGGAACTGGATTTCAAGAAAGAGAAATTAATGGTCAGATTTACAGAAATGAAATTAGACATTATAATAAGGATGGTGCATTAACTGCTATTACAAATAAAGCATTTACTTTAGATTCGGAAGGTGTTTTAGGAAGAGTTGATTGTTTAGAAACTATAGTCTCCTTTCCTTTAGTAATACCAGAAGTGCAAGGTATTGGTTTAATATGTAATGATATGTGGGGTTCTCATAATAGAGATAGACCTTCAATTCAACATTATGTAAATGCACTTTTACAAATCCGTGACGAGATACAAATTATTTTTCATTCCACAAACGGTAGAAAAATTCATTCTGAAGATATTATGCATAAGATTTATTGGGATTGGCATAATAGCGTTTTAAGACTTAACGCTTGTTATACATTTCCTATACTTACTGTAGATTCTTGTACTCAATGGGATTGGGATGGTGATGAAGAGTGGGTTGATAAGTTTCCAACATCAAGTCAAAGTGGATTTGTTGATTATAGTGGATGGTTAACTGATGTTCCAAGATATGGTCGTCAATATTTTTACTATGATTTAGATCCATCTCTCAGGATTACCAAATTTAATGAACAAAATAAACAAACTAGTCCATATTAGATGAAGACAAAAGTGACTCCTTTCGAGACTTATCAAACATACTTATCAATGAAAAGTCATTTTACTAATCCTAAGTATGACTTTGTGAAGTACGGTGGTAAATCTCGTGCTACAATGGCATCATTCAATAAAAGAAAAGATAAGTATTGGTTTGAGAAAACTTCTAGGAAGTATTCTGATCAAGAAGTTGTTGATTTTCTTTTATCAAATTTCGTAAACGCTACTAACCCCCAAAATTTATGGATTGGAGAAATTATCAATTCTGGAGAAAGAACATACGCAGAATGGAAAATGAGGCAACAGAGTTTGACGTATATGTTCAAGGAACAATCAGAGAACTTACTTTTAGACAACGACTTAGAGAGAGTATTCAGTTGCTCGAAGGGTCATCCAGTGGTACTAAAAAAGTATCTGGGTGGAGAGATTTCGTTAGAGACACTTTCCATTCTGGAAAAAATCTTCTCTTTCCAGAAAAATTTTGATAAGAAATTATCTGATCCTGTATGGGAAACCGTAAGTATGAAATTAAAAAAGTATTTACCTTTCCTAAATATTAATGTGTTCCAATTTAAAAAAGTTTTACGGGAAATTATTAATGAGTGATTTTTTCAATTCACAAATTATTAGAGATGAATTGATGGCGATTAATCGTCTTCAAGAAAGCATTTATAAAAATGCTTTTACTTTTGATGAAATGTCTCGTGAAGATCAATTGGATCATATTGATGATCTAACAGAATTGTTAGATAAGCAAAGGGTTATGTATACAAGGTTATCCTTGTCTGATGATCCACAAGCAAAGAAAATGAAAGGTGAATTAGAAAAATCAGTTCAATTATTGGGATTCCCAAAAGGAACTGATATATCTGTATTATTCAGTGGTATGAATCAAACTATTGAATCTCTTAAGTCAAAAATTGACTATTAAGAGAATTTTTGTTATAATAAAATCAAATCCAATTTAATCCAATTAAATCCGAGGTAATCTAAATGTCTTTTGCATCTTTAAAGAAACAATCTAAACTTGGCTCTCTTACCGCTAAACTGGTAAAAGAAGTAGAAAAGATGAACAATAATGGCGGTCAAGGTGATGATCGTCTATGGAAACTAGAAGTAGACAAAGGCGGTAATGGCTATGCTGTTATTCGTTTTCTACCTGCACCAGATGGTGAAGATCTACCATTTGTAAAACTATACTCCCACGCCTTCCAAGGTCCTGGTGGTTGGTACATTGAAAACTCCCTTACTACTTTGGGACAAAAAGATCCAGTATCTGAGTTCAACTCACAACTCTGGAACAATGGAACAGACGCAGGTAAAGATACTGCTCGTAAGCAGAAGCGTAAGTTAACTTACATTAGCAATATCTATGTTGTAAAAGATCCAGCAAATCCTGAAAACGAAGGTAAAGTATTCTTATATAAGTATGGGAAGAAAATCTTTGATAAACTCACAGCAGCAATGCAACCTGAGTTTGAGGATGAGGAAGCAATCGATCCATTCGATTTCTGGCAAGGTGCTAACTTCAAATTGAAAGCAAAGAATGTTGCTGGTTATCGTAATTATGACTCTTCTGAGTTTGCTGCCACTAGTGCATTATTGAAAGATGATGATGCTATGGAAACAGTCTGGAAGAAAGAATACTCATTAGCAGAATTAGTTGCTGCTGATCAGTTTAAGTCATATGATGAACTTAAGACTCGTCTTGGTTATGTTCTTGGTAACAAGCAAGTTCGTAACGATGCTGAAACTGTAGAACAAGAAGTTGAAGATGTTAGAGCATCTGCTCCTGTTGTAGAGACAGTAGAATCTGTATCTAGAGTATCTGCAGAAGATGAGGATGATGATGCAATGTCCTATTTTGCAAAATTAGCTGCAGAATAATGAAAATCAAGCCTCTTAAACATTGTCGATTATCCCAGATGAAATTTTTTTACTGGGATCCGAAAGATGATCCAAGAGAGACTGAATATTGGGAAGACTCACCTTCGGGTGGGTCTTTTTTATGGGTTGATTGAGTTATTAGTAGTATTACTTAAAGTTGGGGTGATATAACTAGAACTTCGACTGTATAATAATGATGTTTTGAGATCTTGAAGGAATATTGAAACATATCTTTTATCTAATGTATCTATTTCTCTTTTATCTTCATTTTTGGCAATTTCAAATTGATAATTAGAGATACCGATAATTGGACTAATTGTTTCTAATTTGTATGTTACTATTTCTCCCGAATCATAATATCCTTTCCAACATGCACTAAGTGATCTTTTCCTTGGTCCATCAAGTTGATAGTTACTATCAACAACTTTTCCTTTAGGCATTATTAATCTATCTTTTTCATCTCTTACTTCAATTGTTTCATAGTGATGGATTTCATTTAATCCAGAAATACCATATTTGTCTAATGAATAATTGTATAAGTCTTTAGAAGATAATGGCCATTGATCTGTAATATTTGTAATTCCTGCACACATTACAACAATAAAGTCTAAATGCGAATCCCCATATAGACCATTTGCAACTGTATCAGGTCTTTCACCATCTGCTATATACGATTTATTGAAGAAATAAACAGAATCGGACAACCATTGTTTTAGTTTTGCCTTTCTAAAAAGGTTTTTAACTATAATAGTATCCTTAGATGAATTTTTATGTGATAGTGGTGATGGATAAACTACATCAGGTAAATGAAATAAATATGCCATTTTAGTATCCTACCCCCTTTCCTGCTTTTTTATAATCTTCAGCATATATTGGGTTCATTTCAGAAAATGCCATTTGAGTCTTAATAAGAGTTGGTGTTCCATCGTGATATGATGACCATACATTAGATCCTGTGTAATTTACACCGAATGATGTTAATGCACAAGGTTTGAATTTATTTAAGAAAGGATGTTCATCACCTTTATGTAGATATTTTAATAAAAATACATCTGGGGAACCTAAGAATATACCACCACTATTATTAAAAGTACCTGTACCAGAGATATATTCTTCACCTGCTTTGGGAGCCATTGATGTTTTTAATGCTCTTATTATTTTCATTACTCTTTTACTTTCCTCTTTACTTCTAGGTGCGAATGTAAAGTTAAAGGTAAAAGTTCTTAAGTTAACACCTTCAAATAATAATTCTTTATTAGAGTTTAAAATCTTACCATGTGCTCTTGACATCATTTGGTTAGGTGTCACATTAGAACCAAATCCTTTAAGACCTAATCCTGCTAATGAAGCTCTTAATCCAGCAGCAAGATCACTACCACCTTCAATACCTAAGGCTTCAAAACCTCTACCTCCACCAACTGCAGCATCTATTGCTGTTTGAACATTAGCAGCAGTAGCACCTGGTTCTTTCATCAAGTTTATTGCCATAGTTGCACCAGCCATTTCAAAGGCATTCATTGTGCTTGCATCCCAAGAAACACTTTGACTATCAGAAAGTTCGTTTGGTATAGGTAATTCTACATAAAATTTTGTTTTACTATTATGTTTCTCTCCAACACCTCCTTGATATCTGGAGTCGATTCCTCCACCCATACTCATACCCTTCACATAGCCACTTTTTCCATCTGAGAATTGACCTTTTTTTCCATTATATTGAAAATTTGGGCTTTGAATAAGTGCGTGTAATTCTGAATTTGATAGGTTTCCAGTATTATTATTTTGCAGATCATGAAGAGCATTTTTATAATCACTATTAAATTCTATACCCATACCACTTCCATCATCTGATGGTGCAATATATTTGACTGCTTGTATTATAAGACTATCTTCTTGGTCGTTTCTTTTTAGTGGATAACTTAGGAAGAAATCATCTCCTGCTGCTGATTTCCCATAACTAGAATGATCAAGTGCTGTACCACCTTCTTCAACTGTTTTTTTGCGATCTTGTACTAATTCTGATTGTACTGGTGCTCCAGTTCTCCAATTAAATTCTATTCCATTCACAGTATAATTTGCTGACATCGACCTTTTTTAGTATTATCAGCTATTTATACGGAATCTTGCAAAAGGAATACCATCAAGGTCACTTAGTTCTTCATCAGTGACTTCATATAGTCCACCAGGCACTTCATTCCAAGTATATTGTCTATGATCATTCCAATGAAAATTGATTCCACGAAATCCCCATTCAAATATTCCAGTTACTCCAACTAATGGATTTTGATCATACCTTATATTAGGTGTTTTTGGATTATATACAAAGACATAGAATTTTCCTACTTCTGGTGTTTTACTACCTTCTTCTAAGACACCAAGAATTTCCATCATCAAATCATCAGCATCTTCCGTGCCGATTAAATTATCCTTAATGTCTTTGATTCTACTCATTTAATTCCTAGTTCTTTCTCTGTAATGACTTTAAATTGCCATTGTCTATCAGCACAATATTCTCTTGCTTCTTTCCATTTTGCTTGATTTGTAGCATATGTATATGCTTCAGTAATATATCTTTTAGTTTGTCTTTTTGGTTTTTTAGGTGGACTACATTGTTTTAAAGGTTTAACTTCTATTACATATTTTTTTATAGTACCATTACTTTCTCTTACTTTCATATAGAAATCTGGAAAATATCTATGAGGTCTACGATCTACAGGAGACACATAGGGTATTGCTATTTCTTCACTTGCCCATTCTAATACGTTTGCATTTTGATCACAGTAAACCATAAATTTCCTTTCCCACAATGATCTAAAAGTTATATTTGTAGGATCACCTTTATATTTGTGGGGAAAAGTTGGATAAAACTTTCCTTTATAAGCCATCTAAATAGAAATGATATAGTAGAACTATTTAGAGTGCCTGTTCCAATACCAAAGAAGATATCTCAAATTCTTCCAACATTCCAAAATGTTGCTCAAACTTCTCACTACTTAGTTAATTTTGGTCTTCCGTCTAAAGGATTGAAAGAACATTTACAAGCTAGAGGAGTTGATCATAGATTTCATATGAATGAAATTGGATTATTATGTAGTGCTGCTGTTTTGCCTGGATCTGCTTTTGCAACTGAACTTGTGCGAGGTAATTTTCAGGGCGTTATGGAAACTATGCCTCATACTAGAAACTTTACTGAAATAACTTTAGAATTTTATGTTGATAATGAATATAAGTCACTTAAATTCTTAGAACATTGGATGGAATATATTACTGCTGGATCTGGAGCAGATCCTTCAGATGATGCATATAACTTTAAATTAAATTATCCAGAAGATGATAAGACAGGTTATAAATCTAATACAACAACTATTACAAAGTTTGAAAGAAATTATAGGCAAAGACTTGAATATACATTCCGTGGATTATTTCCGAAATCATTAAGTATGACAAGGGTTGCTTATGCAAATTCTCAAGTATTGAAAACATCAGCAGCTTTTGCATTTGATAGGTATGTTTGTGGTTCAGACAGATCTTCAGATAGGAGAAGAGGTACTGATAATAATAAGGTTAGTTCTAATTCTGCAGCTAATAAATTATATAATAAAAAAACAGCTTCACTTACACCTGGAAATATTGAGTTGTTAAATTCATCTCAAGCAGAATTAGAATCTCTTAAAAATTATGCGTCTAAACTGGGTGACAAATTATATGGTACTCCTAGTGGTGGTGGTAGTGTTATAAGTGAGGGTAGGGTACTTTAAGAAAACCCCTATAAATAAAATTACTGAATTGTATAGATTATGCCTTTACCAAAAATTTCGACACCTTCTTATGAGTTGGTAATTCCTTCATCTAAAAAGAAAATTAAGTATAGACCTTTTTTAGTTAAAGAAGAAAAAATACTAATTTTGGCTATGGAAAGTCAAGATAGTAAACAGATAGCAAATGCCGTTAAAGATGTAATTTCATCTTGTGTTATAACAAGAGGAATAAAAGTTGATAAGTTATCTACCTTTGATATTGAATATCTATTTCTTAATATTCGTGGAAAATCTGTTGGTGAAGAAGTTGAAATTATGGTAACTTGTCCTGATGATGGTAAGACTCAAGTTCCTACTATTATTAATCTAGATGAGATACAAGTTGAGATTTCTAAAGATCATTCAAGAGATATTAAGTTAGATGATGAATATACAATGAGAATGAAGTATCCTTCATTAGATGAATTTATTAAAACTAATTTCTCAACAGGTGATATTAATGTTGATGATACTTTCAAATTGATTTCATCTTGTATTGATCAGGTTTATTCTGAAGATGAATCTTGGACATCTGCAGATTGTACTAAAAAGGAATTGAATGAATTTGTTGAACAGTTGAATTCTAAACAATTCAAAGATGTTGAAAAGTTTTTTGAGACAATGCCCAAACTTTCTCATACTGTTAAGGTAACTAATCCTAATACAGAAGTAGAAAATGAAATTGTATTGGAGGGATTGCAGAGTTTTTTCGTGTAAGTATGGCTCATGAAGACCTTGAGTCATACTTTAAAGTAAATTTTGCTTTGATGCAACACCATAAATATAGCTTAACAGAGTTAGAAAACATGATTCCTTGGGAGAGAGAAATATATTTAACTCTACTTCAACAATATATTGAAGAAGAAAATTTAAAAGCACAGCAAGCAGCAAATGGCTGAAATAGCATCACCAATAGGAAGAAGTATAAGAGCAATTAGGAGAACCTTTTCTTCTAGTTTATTTTCACCTGCTGCTACTGCACCTACACCTGCTCAACCAGATCCTAAATTAGTACAATTAATTGTTAGAAATACTAATGCAGTAAATTCTGTTACTGTTCAATTAACTAATGTTTCTAATCAAGTTAATATTTTAACGTCATCTTTAAATTCAATATCTCAGAGTTTAGCTTTAAATGCTCAATTAGATCAACAGAGAGCAAATGCTGAACTTAATAGACAGCAGCAATTAGCACAATTAAAACTTAGAGAAGGAAAAGAAAGTCAAATAGAGAAAAAGATGCAAGATGCATTGATAAAACCTATTGCTGCGGTAGCTCAAAAAGCATCAAATATATTAGGAGCTTTAAGTCAATATTTTACAACTATATTATTTGGTTGGTTGGGAACCCAGAGTCTTGAGTATTTACGTGCTCTTGCAACTGGTAATAAAGAAATGTTGAAGAAAATACAGGGTACGATAGTAACTGGTTTATTGATTGCAGGTGGTTTGTTTATAGGTGTTAATGTAGCTATTACAGCATTAACATTATCTCTTCAAGGACTTGCTAAAAGACTTCTTAACTTTACTTTTAGGAAATTAATAAAAGCACCATTTGTAAGTCTGATAAACGTATTCAGAGGATTGGCAGGAGCAAGTTTACTTGGTGGTGGTATAATGGGTGGGCTTGGAAAAAATATTCGTCCTCCTGCAATAACAAACCCAAATCAGATGTTACCTGGAAAACAGGGATTCTTTGGTAAGCTTGGCAATTTCCTTAAAGGTGGAACGGCATACGGAATGTTTGATGCTGGTTTAGATATAGTGGGAGGTAAAAATCCTCTTGGTGCAATAACTGATAGTGCTGGTGGTGTATATGGATCGAGAGTAGGAACCAATGTATTGGGTAAAATTTTAGGTAAGAGATTCAAATGGTTAGCTCCAATACTTGGATTTGTAGGAGGTAAACAACTAACTCAAGGAACTAGAGAGGCTTTGACTGGTAATTTGTTTAGTGGTGACATGCAACAAGGTGCTGAACCAGAAATGACAGAAGCAGAGAAGTTAGCATGGGCAAATAGTATTAATCCTGGTGATCAACCAATAGATACACCTCCTGAACAAAAAATGGAAGGAAATCGTGGATTTCTTGGTTGGAGATCTTCTGTTGATTGGTTAACAGGTGGAATGACTGATTTAGATAAAAAAGGAAGTGATTTTAATCTTATTAATCCTAAGTCACAGAAAACAACCCAATTAAAAGAAGCTGATCTTAGTTTAGCAGAACCTGCACCAGAACTTGTTGCTATGGGTGGTGGAGATGGATCACAAGGAAAAGATCAATCTATTAGTTCTGGAACTGGAAGTATGGGTGGATCTGTACCTAGAATACCTTCATCTAATAATGACAATACTTATATCTTTAATGGATTAAGAGAATATCAAATAGCACCTGCATAAGATAAATGGCAACTACAGAAACGGTTAAGGGACTATTACTCAGATCTTCTATTAACCTCAAAGCTATAAACGAATCAACCAGATCTTTTTCTGAAGGAATGACGAAAGCTAGGCTTTCTACTCAGAAGATTGCTTCAAGTTTGGAGGAATCTAATAGAATAAAGAAGAAGATGATAGCTAGTGATGATACATGGTTTAGGAAAAGGAGAAATGCTGTAAAGAGAAAAGAAAATGAAGATCTTATGGAGGCTGGTAGTATAGGTGGTGCAGTAAAGAGAACAGGAAATGCACTTGCAGATAGTACCAAAGGATTCTTAGGTAGAATTATGGATTTTGTTGGTGTTATTATGGTTGGGTGGTTAGCAAGTAATCTACCAAGAATTATCAAAGGTGCTCAAGAATTGATGAAGAAAATACAGGGTGTTGTTGATATAACTACTGGTTGGTTCAATTTTGTTGTTAGTATATTTACGGGATTGGGTTCTACTCTAGAACAACAGCAAGATTCTGTCACTAATAGTAACCTTACATTACAGAAAGAATCTGGAGCAGTTGAAAAGGAACTTAATAATGTTCGTCGTGGAGTTAATGTAATGGAAATGGAGATACTGGATGGATTTAATCAGTATAATGCTGCTGTTGATGAAGAAAATAAAAAAAGAGGAAAGAAAGATGAAAATAAAGATGGTGCAGAGGGACAACAAAATCAATGGTGGGATTTTCTTGATTTGTTCCCAAATAAAGAAAAGGAACAAGAGGTTGAAACAGATCAAGAATCTGATGAAAATCAAGTAGAATCTGAACAGGAATCTGATAATATTCAGGTAGATTCAGATAAAGATAAAGTTGCTAATCTTAAAACACAACAAAATAATAAGGAAAATGATAGAGGTCCTGATGTAAGAGGATTAGATGGTGAAGAGTTATCACCCGAAATTGAAGCAGAACAGGAAGATGCATTAGAACAAAGTGGTTTTGAAATGTATGAAGAGGGAACATCAAGAGTTCCAAAAGATGGACTAGCATATCTTCATAAAGATGAAGCTGTCATACCTAAGAAGAGTGTTGACAAATTAGGACCTGAATTTATTACTAAAATGATTCAAGGTAATGTTGATACTACTAGTGGTAAATTACAGGAAGCAGGAAGTTTAATGAAAAAACTTGTTGCAGAACAGTCAGAACAGATGAAAGGTGTTGATGGAATATTTGATGATATGCAGGCAAGTATTGATAAATTGAAAAAGAAAAAGAAAGAGGATAAAGGAAATCGTGGATTCTTGGGTTTGAGGTCTGCTGTTGATTTTATGACTGGTGGACTAACTGACTTAGATAAAAAAGGAAATGAATTTAATCTTATCAACCCTAAGAACAAAAAGGAGAAAATACAAAAATTAAAAACTCCAAGAAAAGGGTCGAAGGTAATTATGTTAAATAATGAGAGTAGCAATTCTTCTCCTGTTGGTGGACAACCATCACTCAGTAAACCAAGTGGTGGTATTAGAAGATTATCTAGTGATACTAGTTCATTTTATAGAAAGATTGCTTCAGCATCAATATACGCATATACTTAAATGTCAGCAGTAGATCCATCAATATACGAGGAAATTATAATTGAATCAGCAGACGGTTCAAAGACAGTTGATATAGCTGCTGGTACTATTATGATTGATTATTATGAAGATATTCTTTCACCTACAATTACTGTTAAGTTGCAAGTTGTAAATGATGGTGGTAGTATAGAAGGAGAAGATGGTAAATTACAGACCGTATATAATGGTTTACCTTTAAGAGGTGGGGAACGAGTTAAACTTAAGATTGCTGGTAATACTAGACATAATCCAGGACTTGATTTTGCTTCTCAAGAAGACAAATACTTATATGTTTCTAGTATTACTAATGTATTGTCTAAGACTGAAAGTGAATCATTTACTTTGAATTTAGTTTCTCGTGAAGCATTAACTAATGAAACAACAAGAGTAGGTAGAAAATTTCCTACTTCTCTTAAAATTAGTGAGTCTGTTAAAAAAATTATTAAGGATAAAAAGTATTTAAGTACTAATAAATCGCTAGTGATTGATGAAACTCAGAATAAGTATGGTTTCGTTGGTAATATGAGGAAACCTTTTACTGTATTAACATGGTTAGCTTCTAAGAGTGTTCCTGGAAAAAATAAGAAGAGTTCTGGGACTGCTGGATATTTCTTTTATGAAACTAGAACTGGATATAAATTTAGATCTATTGATAGTATGATAGCTGGAGAACCTTTTGGTAAGATTTATCGTTTTACTGAGGTTATTCAAAAAGGACCAGGTACTGATTATAAAATTATAAATTATAGTACAAATCAAAATCAAGATTTGATAGGTAATTTGCAAAGAGGAACATATTGTAGTCAAA